TTCTGGCAAGGTTGGTACTAAAATGGTAACCATAATAGTTTCCAATTCCTCGATGTGATGTTAAAAAGTCAAACGACTCTTCCATTGTTGGTTTCTTGGCATAAAATTCTGCAAAACGTGGACCAAGTAGGGTAAACCAAAAAAACATATCGCTTGTTCGGCTCTGTCTGGTTGGATCCGGTTCGGCACCAATTAATACATCATAAGGAGTTTTAAGAACCCTAGCATGGTTTCTCGATTCGGTCTGAAGACTTGTTCTCAATTCTGTAGTACCATAAATCTTTTCGCCACGTCTTTTTGCATTCTCCATGTTAACCATGCACTGTAGAACATACTTCTCGTCGTTAACCAATTTATCATACTTAACAAATGGGAAACCAGTGTCATGTGTTAATAGACTAATTGTATTTGATGGTCCATAAAACTTTACAATTGCAGCATTAATAAGACGGTCTTCAAACGTACATTCTGGATTGTAGAACACATTTTCATTTAACCAAATAATCTCGTCGTGAAAGGAACGATTTGGATGGAAATATGGAACTGAACGTCCCTCTACTATAAATCCATGTCCAAATATATCCTCTCCGGTACCTTCTCGATGCCTAAAAGTATCAAAAGTGCATGTTTTTGCAAAACGAACCTCATACTCTCTTCGATTCATTTCGTGAACAAAATCTCGAATAAGTTGTCTTTTTTCTATTGGTATTAAATCCAACAGTGCCTGAGAATCCATCTCAAGCAGTTGTTTATTTGAAGTCATTTTTATATTTTATTTTTTAAAGAAGCAGTCGTGTGCTATCAAATTGTCAGTAAATATAACCAATGGAACTACCCTTGAATATGGATAAATTGACTGTAGTCTTTCTATCACTTGGTACATTTCAGCTCTATGTTTTCCTGCATGCAATTCAATAAATAAATAGTTAGGCTTGTAATCTATTAAGGTATCAATTAAGGTATACTCAGCAGATTCGATATCCATTTTAATTATATCTGGACTGTACTTCTTTAGTAATTTTTTAAGATGGATATTTTCAACATAGTCATATTCACTAAACTTCATTTTGTTTTCAATTGAAGTTGAACAATGCGCATTTTGGCTTGAAGACTTAAATATTTTTAGGGTCTTATCAGGAAGTCCAGAAACTGCAGCATATATTAAATCAACATAGTCGTCATTTTTATAAGTTGCTAGTAATTTTTCAAAGTTTCGGGCATCACATTCAACTGTACAAACTTTACTTGCTCCAGCGTCTAAGGCAATTTGAGTAAAAGATCCGATATTTGCGCCAAGGTCTAAACAAACACTCCCTTTGTAGTCAATATCGGGAATTAAGTAATTAGCAATGCTTTCGCCAATCATGCTATCGTCAACCCCTTCAGTTGCACCCAGTATTTTAACATATTTCTTTTTAAGACGAGTTTTTTCTAACTTAGAAATTGGAAACTCTGGCAGTTTAACTCTACTCATCCTACTTTTGTACTAATTTTGATACAACATTAACCAATTCAACATCAGGACAGTTTTCCTGAATGATTTGGTATTGTATTGGGTCATCTTCAAAAAAACGTGAAACAATAACACCTTCACCTTTTAAACGGTTAATGGTATGCGCTTTGTGATGTCCAGAATGTCTTCTTGCCGCAACTGTATGATTTCCACGCTCAGCAAGAGTCATTGGATTAAAATAGACCTTGCATTTAATTCCTCTCTCTTTAAGGATTGCACGAACTTCGTCCTTTTCATCAATGCATCTTCCAGTGATAATAAAATCAGTGGTGGCTCTTGGAGTTATTCCAATTGAAATTACTCCGTCAAAATCATATCCGTAGATATCGCTTGGTTGTTTTGTTTTAAAAATATTTAACATGCTTAAAGTTTTGATAAAAAAAGGGAGAGTTATTTCTCTCCCTTTTGGATTAATTAGATTGTTAGGCTTTTTTAGCAACTAACTGTTTTCTTGTAGAATCTGTTAAGCGTCTTGCAGCCAATTCAGTACACTCATAAACCGCATCAGCAAACATCATCTGGTCTGGTGGGGTTTTTTGAGTAAAGGCTGAAGGACCTCTTAATGCTCCTACAACTCCTAATTCTCTTGCAACTCTTAAATAACGAACTGCATCGATTACTACTCCAGCTGAGTTTGGAGAGTCTTGTACACTTAATTGAGCATCGAAAAGAACTGGTGCTCCACCGAATCCTGTAAGTTCTAAACGGAAGTTAGCAACTTTGTTATCGCCGTAGAATGCGATATACTCAGAAGGACCGGCATGTAAGAATGAATCTTCAGTTGAGATTCCACGAATTTCGTTTTGTGCACGGATTACATTTTCTTTTGAAATCTTTTTAGATGCAAGACGAGATTTGTCTTCCATATTTAAAAAGTCTGTGTTACCACCAACATTTCTTTGGATGTGGGCTTTTACATGATGTCCTCTTTCAAATGCAAGCTCTTGTAACATTTGAGAAAGAATACTTGCTCCAAATTGAGAACGCATATCATCTCCAATGATTGGAATTCCAGCATCGATAAATCTTTGTTCCCAGGCTGGGTCAGATGCGATGAAAACTGGAATACAGTTAACTAAAGATATTCCTGTTTCAAGACAGATTTCAGCCCAGAATTCAGTTGTTTTTTGAGAACCTACTGGAAGATAATTAATAAGTACTTCAACACCATGCTCTTTTAATTTAGCGATGATTTGGTCCTTCCATTCACGTGCTTTTTTAGGAGTCCAATCTGTACGATTCATGTCGGTAGAATTTCTTAGTTTTTCGTCAACTAAGAAACGATTTTGTTCTGGATAGTTATCCATAAGGGCTGCATAACCATCAATAACTGGAGCCTCATAAACTGGAGCCTCAGAGTGGATTACGTCAACAATATCCCATGCAGAATTTGGTCTTTGTTTTAAGGCAACTCCTAATGTTTGATTAACTTTACGTTCATCAATTTCGAATCCACATACAAATTCAATGTTTTCTGCTTTGTAACCTCCAATATCGGACTTCATCATTCCGGTAATATCATTTGGATTCTCAGTGTAATATTGTACACCTTCAACTAATGATTTAGCGCAATTTCCAGTTCCGATAATTCCTACTTTAATTTTGTTCATTTTCTTAAAATTTAATTTATAATTTTTATACTTGGTTTATTTAAAAAGTTTCAAAAAAGAGTATTGATAGTCTTTTTTAAGGCAACATTTTTTTCGGACGTCTCGAAATCATATTGGTAAAACTCTCTAGATAGGTGAACAGAACCTGGCTTTTCCATATAGGTATCGGCAAAGTATTGAGGTTCTGCTGAGTACCAGTGGATTGGCCATTCGATTACATTCATATTATATATAGCCGAGAGTTTGTCAACCTCTTCGTTAAATATTTCCATCAATTGAGTCCGTTCACGTTGAGATCCGATAAATGGAGTCCCTTTATAGTACCCGGTTTTTGGAATTCTACGACCCTCAAATTCGATAGGCAATAATTTTACGATAGTATTCTTTTGGATTCCTAAAGATTTTAGGTGTTCAAAGTAATTTGATACTAGAGATTTAACAGCATCTATTGGTTTTTCTTGTCGACATAAGTGGTGTCGAACATCAATGTTTCCAAAGTATGTAATTAGGTGTTCAGTTCCTTCAGGAATATAAGATTGCATTCCCTCTTTCATAACACCAAACAGGGTTTTACCGTCATTTCGACTAATATTACAACCTGGGTGGTACACTGAAACTGAATGAGAATCCCCTAATACAAAAGTTTTGGAGTCTAATTTTAATTCAATAGTTTGGGTTTCTTTACTTCTCTTTGTAAGTGCTTCAACATCAAGAGATGCCCATAAGGGTGAACATGATTTCATTCGACTTTGAGCAAATTGGCCAACATCTGGCATTTCTCTATTCAAACAATATATTGTTCCATTAAAATCTAAGAATCTTTTAATTCGCTCTGCTGGTTCATCAGTGGCTCCACCAAATAGATTATAAGAACCTTGGAATTCCATTGGAAGCGCGACTAACCAGACATCATATCGATTAATATCTTCTGATTTTGTAAGTACATCAACGTCTAATCCTAGGGATTTTAATTGATTAGCTAATAAGAAGGCCCAAGCACTTTTATGAGAGGCCCTCTTTGAACTATAAGTTGTTACAACATCATCAATGGCAATTTTCTTGCCCTTTAAAGATTCTAAAACTTCGTAAATATTAACCATTGTTTTGTTTTTCATTAATATAATTATCCAATCCTTGGATGTATGCAACCGCATCTAATAAGTTATCACGCTTGTGATTGTAAGATTCTCTCGAGAATTTAAGTGCAACTAGTGCCATAAACATCTCGCGACCAGTAACATTAAGTCCAGTCATACCATTAAAAATCATCGCAGCTCTGTCCATACCTTCTGAGAAAGGACCATATTGTCTGTCTGCTTCTTCCGTGCGGTTGTTTACAATACCGCTTGCTTCGTCTAAAATATTCATAAGTTTTGTTTAAATATTATATGTTATATATTGGTTTTGTTTTTTATGCATTTTAATTAGATATGTAAATATAATACAAAAAATCGACATAAAAAAATCCTGACTAAAAAAGTTATTAACAATTTTGTCAGGATTAAATTATTACGGGATCGTTTTTCGTGATTTTCTTCCCGGCGGAATAACCCTCTTTAACGTCTTCGGCTTTGACTTTCGCGAGCGTCTACTAAAACTTCGACCCATCCTACTTATCACCTATTGGGGTGGTATGACGTTTGTCTATTTTTTATACTGGTTAAACTTCCATTTACCTATTTAACTTTGATACTATCTTAGTTAAACTTTGGTTATCATAGCTGTGTTTGTACTTTTTGCTGTACCGATCCACCTGGTTCCAATCGTTTGCTAGTTAATAAATTGCTTTGTATAGTTTGCTGTACGGAACCAATTATTTTTATTTATATATCTATACAATTTGAGCGTATCTCTCACTCAAAATTGTTTTATCCATGATTTGCTGTGGAGATTCAATATCTCCTCCAAGTAAACTTTTCATAATTGCTGGAGAGAATCCAGAAACTAGTGCAGTTCCTTTAGCATCAAATGCAACTGGTACTCCTCCGTTTCGGGATTGAATATTCCAGAAAACAATTTGAGGAACCCTGTAACCTGCATTCGAATACATTTTCTCAATCATCTGCTGAGCAGTTGGATTCCAGTGACTTTCTCTTCCATAACCCCTTCCTGTTGCTGCATTAAATTCCATATCCGATAGGATTAAGATTTTATTTGGCATTTGGTCTTGAGATAATTTATGCTTAGTGGCCTGATTTAAAATCAGCTTGAATGTAGCCTCGAGATCTGTTGACATTCCCCAATCGGCTCTTGCCATCTTTGCGTAGCGATCATTCAATGAGCCACTTAATACTTGTAACTGTGGTTGACTTGAGAATGTAATAAATGCATCTTTGAAAGGACCCACATTTCTTTCAGAAATGTAAAGACCTAATGAGATTGCAACATCCATACAAGATACAGTTTTACTTCCACCGGCTGGAGTTGACATAGAACCTGAAACGTCTACTACCGGCAAAATCATATCGTTAGTGCCTTCCATATAATTTGGAAGAGCTTTCCATTGTTCGTTAGCCACTGATGCGTTTCCATAGTTTAGCGACTTAGTCACATCGTATGGATAAACAGCACCTGCATTAATCTTAGCCTCACCTTTTACAAGAGAAGCAATGTATGCTGAATAACTTTCGTATGCATTTTTACCAAATGCTTTTTGGTATCTAGCCGAAGCAACTGATGGTAATTTACCAAAGTCAATAGAATTCCATTCCTTAGAACACATTTTAGTTTCAACAACATTAGTTAAACCTACAAGGGTTTTACGATATTGTTTTGGAGATAAACCAGTAAATTTACGTAACCCTTCGGCTATTGGACCTTTACGGGGCATCCATTTTGCGGCTAATGAATTTTCAGCAATTAATGCATTTGAAATTAGGGTGAATGCCTCTTTTTCAAGATATGTTCCTGCCAAGGCTAATAAGTCATCCCAACGACCATACTCTGGAATTAAATGTAAGTTTGGTTTAAGTGCCAAGTCGTGGTTTTCTGCCAAATAAACTAAAATGTCTTTAAAAACTTGACGTTCTCCAGCTCCTCCACGGACATCTCTAGCCCAGAAAAGTAGTTTCATAGCACGCTTTGGATCCTCATTAAATGCTTTAGAGAAGGTTGCAATCAAACGTTGTTTGTCTTGTCCTCTCATTGCTCCAATGTTAAAGAAAAGGTCAACACAAGCGTTCAATGAAGTTGAGTTTGTCGCCATTCCATTTTCAGTTACCATATCTTCTTGTCTTAATGCGTCTAAGAATTCCATTTTGTTTATTTTTAAGTTCTTAATTTATACCTATTGTTTTGATTTTGTTTCAAAAAGAGTTTGTTTTTTTAAAAATATTTTTAACCAGTACAGGTTTATAATCCATTCGAGTTCCTCGGTTTCAATATTATCTTCGAGAGCAGTAATCATTATGAATGTGTCAATCATTCTTTTGGCTGATTCCAGTTGTCTCAGGGTATCGCATGATTCGACGGTCGAATGTATCTTTTCAGTGGCCAGTTCTGACCACCTTTCAAAATTTTCTGGTTTAAAAAAATATTGCATCATTGTTAAATTAAAAAAACCTCAGTAGTTATACTGAGGTTTGGAATATTGTTTCAATTTTATTATTTGTTACTTTAAATAACCATAGTTATCTAATTTACCATTATGTCTAAGTTCTTGGTATCTACTACCTAAATCAAAAAGTGTACCGAAATGATTACCGGATTTATCAAAGAAATAAATAGTATCTCCGTCTTCTTTATATTCATATCTTTCTTTCATATTTCGCAAAAGATCAGTTTTTAAACCAACTAAAATTTTACTTTTAGAATTGCTATAATCTACAATTTTTTGTGAAGATTCACCAATGAATTCTTCAAAAGATTTAAACTTCTTTAAGAACTCTTTACGTCTTTTCTTTTCCTCTTCCTCCTCTTCCTTGGCGTCTCCAGAACCTTTTGGAACATCTCCAGAACCTACAGATGTTGGTGAAGGTAGAGCAGTTGCTCCCATGCCTCCAATACTATCAGGAGAAACCATCTCATCTAGTTCATGATAACCATCATTTGCCTGTTTGATGTAATTATAAGACTGTGAAATATGGTCTTGCAACCATCCCGGTAGGTCCTTTTCTTCTCTTCCAATTTTTTGAAGTAATTCACCAACTGCTTTTGAAATTGCATTAAGTTGACTCATTGCCATTCCAACCTCATGGTCTTCAGCCTCTTTTACATGGCCTGGAAGTCCTTTGTGTTCGGTGCTTGCAAAATCTTTTAACTGTTTAAGTGTCATAGAATCTGCAAGGTCTTTAACCTCTTGGCTTGCATCTTTAGGGTCCATATCTCCTTTTTTAAGAGAGTATGCCATACCCATTAGTTTTTGTTGTGCTTTACTTGTACTTGGCATGATTATTTTACCTTAGGGTATTTTGCTTTAATTTCTTTATAGAATTTTTTATAGTTAGTTGCCGAGATGTGGTCTTCGGCTGCTCTAAGTAAATCATCTAAAGAAGTCCATTGAACATTTGCTAATTGATCCTGTGTTGTTGAAACTTGAGCCATACGATCTAAAATTCCAAAAATAATATCGTCAGTTAATTTTGTTTCAGTACTTGGTTTTTCTTTACCTGCTGCTCTTTTAAGCGTCCACCAATCAACTTTCTTTGGAATTTGGTATGATACAATTCCTTTTTGTTGGTCATTAGGACTAGTTTCTCCAGGTTTACCAATATTGCTAGTAATATTATCTAAGTCTAAATTATCATCAAACCCTTTTAATGCTTTTTGAATATCTTTAGTTGAATCAATATCAGCCATGTTTGGCTCGCTTCTAAGAAACATTTTATCAGTGGAACTCATATTAAAATAGATTCCTTTAACGCTAGAAATTGCCTTGCTAAATTGTTTTTGATATTCATCAGAATCTAATCCATTGTTGTATCCTGGAAAAATCTGCATTCTAGCTTCACTTACAAATTGTTCAAATAGTTTAATGTGTTTCATCTTACCAAGCGTAATTTTTAGCTTCTACTTTCTTAACGTAATCAACGATTGTTTTAGAACTTTCTTTCATTCTACCTTCATAGAATTTTCCGCTATAACCAGATGCAGCCTCTTTTTCAATATCTACTGCGTATGCAACATATCTGTTATATTCATCTAAGATGTTTTTCATTAAGTTAGAAGCATCGCTCATTTTGATTTCTCTACCTCTAGGGTCTAGACCAATAATAAGTTCTCCATATCTTCCTTTTTCAGCTTTAGTTAGTGCATCTTTGATTTGTGTAGCAAGTGTATCAATAGCTCCTAATACAATTGAATCCATCGGCATTTCCGAAGCCTTTTGTGCTAAGATTTGGTTATAACGTGCTTTGTTTGCCGCTTTAAAGTCTTTGTCGCTTTGGAAAGCAATAGCACCACTTTTATCAGCAGCTCTTTGTGCTGTTAATGATGTTGTAGAATATCTTGCTTTAAGAACATCTAAGTCAATAACGTAAGCAATATCGGCTAATTCAGCTACTTTAGTAAGAGAGGTTATTCCAGAACCATCATATCTTTTAGAGTCTCTTTTGTCAAAACCGGCTGCATCTTCTCTAGTATTTGTAATTTTTAAAGTTTCTCCTTTTGTATAATTATTATAAGCTGTTGAATACCATTCATTGTTTCCATTAGTTATTGCTAATAGGGTATTTGATTGGATAATTCCATTATTGTAAGTACTTGGGTTACTACCCTGAATATATGGATTCTCTTTTTGGTTATTTACTACGTAAAAATAAATACCATTAGCTCTTTTTTCTTTACGGGCAGTTTGAGGGTCCATTTCAATAATATCATAATCTTCGATTTTGTCGATTGCCAATTTTGAGAAGTTATAGAATGCTCCTGCAAGGTCTTTAGTACCTGCACTTCCTACTGCAAAAAGGTTAGCCAGTTTAGAACTTTTAAATGCCTCATTTAAGTTACCTTCGTTTAACCTGTTTTCAACAAAATCCGCAAAAGATTCGTAGATAAATTTTGTTTTCATATTGTTGTTATTTTTATTTTCGTCTAAGTCAACCGCCCAAC